GAGTTGTGATATAACTGCTGAGGCTGAAGTGAATTGAATACCAGTACCACCACGTCTTGTGAAGTCGTCTGTATTCTTCTTGTAATCATCAATCAATATAGAGGCTGGACTTGCATAATTTTGCTTGTCTTTTCTTCTTACTAGATTGATTTTGTTTTGTTGTAGACCTAGTTTAGACCTAACCCAATGGTTTTTACCTGGTATGCAATTTGGGTCATTGCCATGTTCTACATATGCTGATAAGATATGAACATCATATTTCTTAATGAAGTTCCATAATTTAACACCCTCTGGATGCCAAGGTGCGTCATGCCAAAATCTTTTGGTTGCGATAACGTCTTTCCATCTTGTGGCGATTGGGATTTTCGCCCATTTGTTAATGCTTCCACCAGTTACTTTTTCAATATTCTTTTCAAAGTCAACTAGGACGCCATCCATGTCACAATATATTCTTGGTAGTTTTTTCATAGTGTATAATCCTTCTTAATTCTGTATATATTATAACACATTATAGACCCTTTGGCAACTACTTATTGTAGTTTATTTTTGGTTCCGTGTCTATTTTTGTCTCTTTTTTACCAGTATCCGTCTGTTCGTTAGAACATTTGCACTTGTCCGCTGGTAAACCACAGCAATCACTACCTTTTGTATTAGCATATAGACCCATTTCTTTAACTTCTGATTCGTTTTTAGCACTATGCTTTTTGTCCATCTTGTTAAAGAAAGCAGTCTTTTCTTTTGGTGTCATAGAACCGATACCCTTACCGGCCTTTTCTAATTCTTTTTTAAATTTGTCTTGGTAGTCAGATTCTAATGCCGTTTGTTTAGCGATTACCTCTTCAATACTACCAGGTTTGTTGTTTAAATATCCCATTTTTCTTCCTTATCTTTTATTAATCTATTTTTTAAGACTCTCGCCATTAAATTTAGTGATATCTGTTGAGGTCTTTCTTGCCAACCATACCACTTTGTTACTTTACCTTTATCATGTGGTGGTTTTTGTCCCACTGAATGATATTGTTCAGAGGTTACATCAAATACTTGGTCACCGTCTTGTAACCACCAATGTTTTTCACCTCTATAATCTTCTGCACTATAACCTTTTAATTGGTCAGTGTTCATCAAATAATATAAAGCTTGTGAAGCATGATAACAATGTCCATAATACTTGACTTTGTTAACATCATCTGGATACATTACCTTTTTTCTACCTGATAATAAATCAGGTGTTAAATTGTCTTGTATCAACTTCATAACATTGTGTATTTCAAACTTTACAAAAGGTTTAAATGTTATTGTTCTTGTCTTATATATAACATTACCTTTAGCATAACAATGCCTCTTCACTTCTTTCATAATATAAAAAACTCTTTATAAATCTACTGTCGCTTCGGGGTCTGCCTTTTTAATTGCAGCTTTAACTGCTGAAGGATTAGTAGTCTTAACATCAATCTGTAAGTTAGGTTCTCTTCTTGTTGGTCTACCAATAGCACCATCAATTTGACCACCTGCTGACTTGATTGCTTGTGTAATATTTTTAATGTCTCTATCAACGTTGTTCATCACAGAACCAGGTTCATACTCTTTCATCACAGTCATTTCATCTAACTTAAAAGTACCCTCTTTAGTAATAGAAGGACTTGATTCTTTCTTTAGAATAGACTTAGCAATTTCGTGACCTTTTTTAATTGTAGATTTCTCTAAAGGTGGTTCTGTATCGCCAGTATGTTTCTTAGCTTGTGACATACCAATTGCGTATGCGTCATCTTTTGCCATTTCACCATACATCTTTTTATATTTCTGTGTGTGAATAGACGGTTTTGTTTTTGCGTCTTTATCACCTGGTGCCTCTTTATTAGAATCATTATTCTTAAAATGGTCAGCTCTCTTTTCTTTGTCGTCTTTACTCAACCCTTTGTAATATTTTTTAGGTTGTGTACCATCTTTTTTTTTAACGTCTCTATCTTGTGGCACTGCGTCAAGGTCTTCTTTCTGACCTCTCGCTTGTTTAGCTAAATCTTTATCTGCACCACCCCATGTACCACTACCTTTTGTGATAAATGAATTTACTCTGGCATATGCCCATTGGTGCTGACTTGCACCTGGTCTATGACCACCTTTCCATGCAGCCATACCTCTGTCAAAAACTTTCTTTAGAATACCAAATGAGATACCTGACTTGTCTGCTTTCTTTCTTAATGCAGCCATTTCATCAAGCAATTCTTCATCTAACTCTTCGTTAGTTCTTTTTAATACTTTTTCTACATCTGGATGTTTTGATAAACCTTTTGCAAGTTTCTCAATAGCTTTAACTGCACCTGAATAGTTACCTTGTTTGTAACGTGGGTCGTTTGCAATACCATATGCTTGTTTAATTTGTTGTGTAGTAAACTCTTCTAGTTCCCAAACTTCTTTCATGTCTGCCTCTTCTGATTTAGGGACACAATTTGGTACTCTTTTACCACCTTTCATTTTCCAACCGACTTGTTTATGGGAATCCCAACACGCCTCGTATTGTACTTCTTTCTTGCCTTCTCTCACTTGTGTGATAGTAGCTGCCATATCACCTGTTGCAAGTGACACTTTACCACCTCTTTTGTACAGGTAGTATTTTGACATATTCGGTTTGCCGTCTATGTGCATTGTAATTTTATCTACGTTATATTTGGCACTTCTACTTTTAGATTTAACTCTAAATTTATTAACTGTAGTACCTGACATAACTGAATTGTAAGTAAGTGTGATTGTATCACCTTTTTTCATACTATCAAATTTAGAAGTTGAGATTTCTGCACCTTCAAAAATAACACTTTCTTCCGTGAATTTAACTGGTGCTGATATAGTTGCTTGTGACTTTGGGTCTAATACAACCATTCTCTCTTGTCCTGGTGTTGCGTTTTTAAAGTCTTTACTGACTTGTTTAAAATTCTTTTTAGAAATACTTACAGTTTTACCGTCATACTTGTAATCTCTACCTTGTAATACTGCTTCATCAACCTTTTCTTTTTCTTTTTCTGCTTTGTCTCTAAGGTGTTTTTGTGCAACACCAATTGTTAATAAAGGTTCGCCAGTTTCAGGATTAACTTGTTTCTTTGTTAACTTGTCAACTGATTTTGCCTTTTCAGTTTCCATTTTCTTTTTAAGTAATTCTACTTCAGCCTGTTTCTTAGCAACATCTTCTTTTGCTTTGTCTTTATCGTCACCTTCTTTTTCTGTAACTGCTGTTTTATCCTTTTTAACTATTTCTGGTTTTTTATCCATAACAGTACCAACTGGTTCTTCCGTTGCTTCGTTAGTTAGTTGTTTCAACTTCGCAGCTGTCCAACCTTTTTGAATTAAACGTGAAGACGCCATTGATGATATAAAAGGAATGTTTGCCTTGTATAATTGTGGCAATGCACTATCAGGTATCTTATTAAAAATTTGTCTTAATTTGTTTGCACTTGCAAGTGAAATTCTTTTGTCTGCTAGACCAGCATATTGTTGTGCAAGAGCGTCAATTTGTTGTTGTGAAAATGCTTCACCTAAAACTTCTTCTAACTCTTCACCTAAAATATCTTTAACTGTTTTTACATTTACACCTAATGTTTTAGCAATTTCTTCATGTGATTTACCTGCCTGGTCCATAGTGTAAATATCTTTCATTCGGCCTTCTGTAATTTCAAACTCTTCTTTTGCTAATTGTGATATGAATTGAATACCAGCTTGGGAAACGGCAGCTTTGGTTGGATTATCCATGTTCGCTATCATCTTTTTAACAGCAGGAGTTACGTCTGACATTTTTTTATTTGCCCAAACTTTTTTTAAATTCTCTAATTGCTTATCTGTGATAGCACCACGTATATCTCCGACATACATTTCAGCCATGGCTTCTGACATTGTTTTTCTATATCTACTCATTTGTTTCCCTTATTTCTAAAATTAATCTTCCATTACCTCTAAATATTCTGTGAAAAGTCTCCTTTTCAATCTTAAATTTATCGCCTACTTTCATAACAAATGGTAAATCGTTATCAAACTGAAACTTCCAATCTACACCAGATATAATTTTTATATATCTAGTCATCTTATCACGGTGCCAAACTAACTCGTCTTCGCTACAGTCTTCTTGGAAGACACGTTGTATAGTTTGACCATACACTTTTTGAGTGTACGGTGCCATTACCAATAAAAGTTTCCACCACCTGACATGCCTAAACTTTTAGCATATCGTGGCAAGTTACACGCCCAATAAGCGGCGCTTGTTTTATCCTTTTGAGTAGAACATTTATGTCTAGCTGCAAAGGACTTTCTTGCCTCTGGATTTTTCAATTTAACTGATAATCCAGTTGTATCTCCCCAAGTGACTTTCTTTATCTTGTCGCCATCTTTGACAAATACATAAAACTTTTTAGGTCCACCTCTCTTTGGTTTATTCAAAGGTGGATTCTTCTCATCTTCTTCTTGTATTGGACAATCTAATGGTACTTTCATACCATCATATTCTGCAAACTCTCCAATGTCTGTTTCTAATAAGGTCTTGTCCCAATCTGATAATTCAGTTAACAATCCCTCACTATACAGTTCTCTTGCCTCTCTAAACAAGGCATAAAACTCATTACTGTGAACACGATATATGTTCTCAGATAGTGGTATATTATTTTCAATATGATAGTGTACAGACTTACTTAATTTGTCTGTATAATCACCAAAACTAATTAACATTATAAGTTCTCCATCATTTTTTTGACCACTTCGTCTAGTTTAGTACGCCATTCTTCAGCGTAACGTTGCTTATATTTATCTATTGTGGTTGCTTCATTTGCCCATTCTTTTACATCTTCTTTATTTACATTATCTGTAGGATAACCTCTCTTTTTAGCGTCAACTGGTTTAGAATCTGGTGTTTCACCAGGTGTTATCTCTTTTGTATGGTTGGCATAATCAGCACCTATCTCATAACTCTCGTCTTTCATGTTCAACTCTTTTCGTAAAGCACCAAAGGCTTTCTTCTTCAAAGATTCAGTTAGTTTCTTCTTCACAACCGGTTCTTTAATCTCTGAAACGGCTTTAAATCCATAATCTATATTTAAATTAAACTCTCTTACGGCCGCCTCTTTGTCAGAGGATACTGGAACACAGTTCCATATCCATGCCTTGGTTAAATTGTTGTTATTTTCTAGTACGATATAGTTTGTACCTCTTCGTACCACTTTTCCTTGTATGTCTTCTGTGACATATTTGACCTTATCGCCAATGTTAAAAATCATTTCTCTAACGTATAGGTCTCTTATCTGTTGTTGTTCAAATTCTACTAGACTTGGTATTTTAGTTTCAACGTTCTCTACCTTTAACTTCATACCTTTTCTAATGTCATTGAATAGACCTTTAGCGTCATTAAAACCTGACGGAAGGCCTCTCTTAAATGAAAGCATATCGTTCTTGGCAACTGCGTCTCGCATTTTACTTGCTGACATACCTGTTGCTCCATCAGCGTCAGGATCCCTTTCGCCGGCCGATACTACTTCTATACTATTAAAGTCATACATACCATGTCTGCTTGACACACCATTATATTTCTTTAGAATAGTATCAAATTCTCTAACTCTATCTGAACCAGCAACCATCTTTAAATTAGTATAACCTTTTTTGTAAAGTAGTGTTGCAATGTCCAGAACCATGTTAGTCTGGTTTATTTCTATGTTTCTCGCATGTGACGGAAACATCTTTTTCATGTATTCTAATTTCTTTCTAGGCGATAGTGGATTCTTTTTAGGGTCTTCACTTCTGCTTAGATATACTTTATAATCCCCTTGTGAAACCTGTTTAATCTTATTGATTAACTTCTCATGTCCCATTGTAGGTGGATTGAACCGGCCGAAGGCAAACGTTATAGATTTGCCAACGGCCTCGTTCTTTAGACTATCAATTTCAGCGTCTGTTACTTCGCCGTCATCTAATATTGCTTTACACTTTTTGTAAAACTTTAAGTAGTGGTATTTTTCAAGTAACTTATACACGACATTTTTAGGGAGTCTATTTTTTATTCCAAATGTTTTTATTTCATCTGGTGTCATGTCCTTATCAAACGCAGCTCGTCTCTCTGCGTCTACCACATCTCCGATATCTTTAATTCGTTCTAAATCTCCTTCAATCTCTTCTAATTTTGAATTGATTTTGTCTTGTAGATTTAGAATTTCATTTGGTTTCAGTTCTTTTAATTCGTCATAATCTATGATATCTCTTTTCAGTTCACCTTTTTCCATATCAAACTGTTGTACTTTTTTCTGAAAACCTTTCAAGTATAGTTCCATATCAAATGTAAAGTCTTCAGGTCTTTTAACAAACTTATTTGTTTCCATATCAAAGACGGCATCGGCCTTCTTTTCTTGGTCATCATACGCTTGTTTATCCGTTAGAAAGTAATAGTTAATAGGGTGTTTTGTACCTGGTATTAACTTACCTTGGATATTATCGGGGTTTGAAGCCGACAAATATTTTTTAGACAGTCTTGTTCTTTCTTCTTCTTGTTTATCTTCTGGTACATCAAACAATACATTAATATCTAAATCTGCGTCTGCTCTGTACCTGTGTGTAAGAATAGAACCAATTAAACCTGTTTTAATAATAGGATAATCTGTCTCAAATTCTTTTAGTTGTATATCAATCTGTCTTTTAACAGATGGTTTGATAACTGGATTGTCTGTATTTGCGTCATCAAATACTGCTGGTGCATATGTTCTTCTAGGTATGTCTATAATACTTTCTTTGAAAGTCTTAGTCATATTCAATTTAGGTAAAATCTGTTTTGCTAATTTTACACCTGCTTCATGGTCTGACGGATAATGCCAACCAGCCGCAACTCTACCCATACCACATTGGTCGGCAGCTCTAATTAATCCTTCTTTATGTTCAGGATATTTTTTACAATAGTATTCTGCAATCAACCTTGATTGTAAACTGTGACCTGATGGATATGCTGGCGACTTCATACTATCACTCTTTAAAGGCATAAAGTTAAACTTCATTTTCATTGCCTCTGCAAGTTGATATGGTCTTGGTCTTTCAAACGTATTCTTATAGTATCTTACTATACCAGAACCAGTGTCAGCAATCTTGTCTATATCAGACTCATTATATTCTAATTTGTTTTCTTTTAAATACTCTTTAATTGCAAAACCAACCTGTTGGTCATGGTCTTTAACTGACTTTTCCATTTCAGCAGTTCTATTACTGAAAATGTTTTGCATTTCTTTTAACTCATCATAGGTTTTATCACTACCATTTGATGATGGTTTTGCTATAGACAAGTTTTTATAATCACCAGAAAAATGAGAAACAGGTTTCTCTTCTATCTTAGCGTGTTTTATATTTTCTAAATCTATAAAGTCTTTAAATTTCATCTTCTTCTTGCTTTTCTTTCTGAAGCCATCCATCTTTTTGCTGTGTATGACTTGATTGGTGTATTAACTAATTGTCTAACTACTTTAGTAACTTTGTTAATTGTAGTTGTAACCAATTCTTTATCAGAAGTATTGTTGTCTATAATAACCATGTTTGACATACCAAATAAGTTTTGAAATTTACCAATATTTGATTGTACTGCTTCCCATGATTTCTTTGTGATGTATTCTGGTACACTTCTTTCTCTTTGTGCGTTTCTTTCTAACGCCACCTCTAGTGAAGTGTTAACAAATATCATTGAACAATCGTAACCTAAATGTTGTAACATTCTCATCTGTGCCGATATTTTATTAAAGTCTCTACCTGTACCGTCAATAACTAAACCTAATCTACCTTGAATAGATAAGTCCATCATTGATGATGTGGTTGCCTTTGCTCTGACACGTATCATATCTCTTGCCTCTTCTTCACTATCAGGCATTTTAAGAGATAGACCTGCCTTTTTAATAGAACGTTCAAAAGCTGCGTCTGAATTAATAACTCTAAGACCAGTACCACCAAATGCATTTCTAGTAACAAATGTTTTACCTGAACCTGGACCACCTGCTAAAAAGAATGCCTTGAATATACCTTGGTCGTATAGGCCTTCTTTTAGTTCCTGAAATCTTATGTCGTCAAACTTTTTCATATCTTTAAAACTGTTACCTTTTTAATTATCTCTTTTGCTATGGCTTCAGGTGTACTACCCTCTGCTTTAATTTTAATAATTTCTTCTTTGTAATACTGTAATAATGGTGCTGTTTCTCTATGATAAACCTTTAATCTATTCTTAATAATTTCTGGTTTGTCATCTGCTCTACCTCTTGCCGTCAATCTTTTAACAACCTCTTCCTCTGACACGTCAAGGTAAACAACATAATCATATTCAATACCTTTTTCTTCCATTGCCTTTGCTTGTTCTACGTTTCTAGGAAAACCATCAAATACATAACCTTTCTGAGCGTCTGGTTTTGTCATTCTTTCCTTAACAGCATTGATAACAATAGGCGTAGGTGCAAACTCACCTTTTGCCAATAATTCTTTTACTTTTTTACCGTCTGGTGTATTTTGTTTTGCTAGGTCTCTCATCATATCACCAGTGTAAATGTGTGCAATGCCTAATTCTTTCTTCATCAACTCTGAATAAGTTGACTTACCTGAACCTGGTCCACCAATCATAATGATTTTAGGTCCGTTGATTGCTTCAAAGAAAAATTGTTTAAACGTTTGCATTAATTCCACCCTTTTGGCATAATAAAGTTTTGCCTACTAAATTCTAATCTATCTACAAGTTTAACTGCACCTGCAACTCTATCAACAGCAACATATCCCTCTGGTGCCGTTACTTTAAATCCTTTACCGTCACGTAAGAAGTGACCAATCTGTTGTATCTGTGCCAACTTATGTACTAATGTGTTCTTCGCAATAGCTAATGTCATATGACTTGCAATTGCAAAATATAAAGCACTTCTATTTCTATCAATAAATTTTAGACCATCTTCTTTTGCTTTAATATATGGTGCTTTACCTCTATCAGTTTTCTTTGAATCTATTTCTGCTTGTAACATATTTTCAAAGTATGTTCTAAACTGGTCTTGTAGATTTTTAACTTTACCTAAATCACCTGTAGTATTTCTAAGCGTAAAGTTAAAGAATGTTTTTAATTTGTAACCAACTGATAATGCGTCTTGTGAAGACTTTGACATTTCATTTAAAACAGGAGCAGCTTTAGATAAACTACCTTGTGCCATTCTTATCTGTGCGTCAAACTTAGCAAGTTCACTTTTATTAAATGTAACTGAACCAGATTTATCTTGGTAACCTGCACTTGCAAGCCAGATATTTGTACCACCACTACCTTTAATTGTACCAAAACCAGCAGTTAAACTTTTCATATCTTTACCAGAGTATGAAGTGTGGAATACAATACCCATTTTAGCTCTGTTGATTTGTTTGGCAAGGTCACTGTCTGCCGGAACGGCATATGTAATTGTGTTAGGTGTAAACGATAACATCTTTTCACCGTTGATGGCCATAACTTTAGTATCGCCTTGTGTGAACAATAAATCACCTTGTAAAATACCTTTAATAGGTAACTTACTTAAATATCTTAAACATATTTCTAATTTTTGTGCAACAACACCACCATGATTTCGTCTAATGTCACCTGTTGTGTAATTGATTTTAGGAGTTTTGTTGAATACTGATTTAGTACCCACAAAGAATTTACCATTTTCTGGATTTGTGCCACATATAATGGCAGGAGCACCGTCCCATTTGACGGTCATATTGACTTTACCACCGACATTACCTGCTAGCATGTTTCTAGTTGACACTAGAAAGTTTATAGCGTTCTCACCACCTTTAGCACCTCGGTTGATGATATCATCTTCCAGGTGTTCTAAGTGTGTGTTCTTGTCCTGTGTAAAAAAACCTTTAAAACTAAACATTTATTTCTCTCATTTTTGTCCATTATACTATAAAAAATAGGCTTTGTCAAGCCTTCC